ATGCCTTTAGCACTATCGACTAAGAACTTTATCATATTGATTTTTTCATTATCCGTTTTTTCAACGAATCCTATATTTTTCATTTCATTACCAGTTGTTGGACTGATCTCTTTTTCATTTTCTGAAACCATAACAATTCCAGTTTCTGAATCCCAAAAAACATTTTCTAAGGTTGTGTTATCACCTTTAACTACTGCAACTCCGTCTACTTTTTCAACAGACATAATATTTGCAAATTGATTTGCTGGAGAGTCTACAAGACTTAATTCAACAAGATCATAATCTTTAATAATTCTAATTTGAGAATCTAATTTCTCATCAAAAGCGTCGTCCCATTTATTCATTCTGCCACCAATAGAAAAACCTGTTAGTGTGCCATCCAAAACCTTTTCCCATGTGCTTTGAGCACCTTTGGATACGTAGGCAGAAACAAAAACACCGTTATAAAATTTCTTTGATTCTGAATCAAAATACTTGTCTTGTTTAAATGAAACCATTTTACCTACTGCTAATGGTTGATGCATTTCTCTTATGTTACCTCGAAAATTTTCAAATGCTTTCATGCTGGCTTCTGTAGTTACAATGTCCATTTGACGATCTACGTTATCTAATGAAGCAAAACCTGAAACAACACGACGTTCTTTATCTACCTTACTAAAAGGCATAGATAGGCGAACATTCTCGCCTTCTGTATTCCATTGGGCTTTTAATATAGACATCGTACTATACATTATAGAGCCCTTTTATACACACGTTATAAACATGTTATAAACAGTTTAACTATTTTGAAGATCTACCCTCGCCCTTTGGATTTCTACCACTTACGGTTGCAGATCCATCGGATTGATTATTAAGTCTTTCACCATCTCTTGCACGGTTAGCATCATTGTTCATAGTGTCTGGTTTGGCTACAAATGGTTCGTCTCCACCGTCTCTTTGTGGAAGACCTAGTGCTACTCTTGCTTCATTAGGCATCATAATCTGTGTTTTTACATATCGTTCAAGAATTTGTGATTGTGCTATTTCGTCTGTCAATGTTAACTCATTAAACTTAAACTCTAAGATGTCCTGCTTTTCACGTATAATCTTGTTGATTTGTTTTTCTAGTTGAGCCTGTGCTGGTCTGGCTACCTGCTCTTTAAATGTTCTATCTTGAGCCAGGGCTGCTGCTATTGCACCTGAGTCTGAACCGCCTAGTTTTGAAAGTGGGACTTGATGTGCTACCAAGATGTCATCACGATTTTGTTTTCTGTATTCTTTAAATGATCCCTCTTGTACCCCAGATTCAATAGGCTCCATTTTGAACTCTACCTTGTTGTTTTCTGTATCTCCAGGAAGAGGTATATACAAAGTTCTATGGTTTTGACCCTTTAATCCAGTTTGCAAAAATCTAAACATCTTGTCTTCTGCATCTGCAGATAGTTTGGCACCTTTCATAGTTACTACGTATCTTGGAACTGCCTTGTTGCCAAAGTAGTCTATGTTATATTGTGAGGCTAATTGATCACCGTGTAATGATGATATTGCAGAAATAATGTCTGGAACACCATAAAATGTGTTTAATGGTGAGTATTGTTTAAAGTGAATAATTTCGTTTGGTCTACGATCTTCAGTTACTGGGTTTGCATTTGTAGCACCAAAGTTTCTAAAATAAACTACCTTGTTTGCAATAACTTGTACGTATCCGTCCCTTAGTCTGCGACAACGCATTGTGGTTGCTGGAATATGACCAACGTATCCAATTTCACCACGAGTGGTTCTACCGATTTCCATATAGCCATTACCAATTGCTTGAACATCTGTGTATATCTTTTCCATTGTTGTGGTAAATGAGTCATCTCCGTTTAGACTTTCTAGCCAATCGCGTAACTCTATCTTTGCTCTTTCAATTCTATTTCTTGCACGACTTACTGCCGTATCATCAGAAGATCCTTCTAGTTTAAGCATTGTTCTTTTTGATACGTCAAAATCATATCCCAAACCTACAATGTTTTCAACCTTAGCATCGATTGCTGCGTGGTTAGCAAAAGATGTGTCATAGTAGTTAGCAAGTTCATAGACATTCCATGGTGGTGTAATTACGTCAAATAGTCCATAACCATTTCTAAAAACATTACCAGGATTGATTTGATTAGAGCGAGCACCGTTAACACCTTGAGGCACTGCAATAGAACTATCTATATATGATTGTTGAGTAGTGTCAACTAAAGCCTTAGACATTCTTGCTGCACGACGTTTAAAGTTATTATCTAAACCAGAATAGTTCTTTAACTCTTCCCAGTTTTTGCTAAAAGGATCTGAATTGGCAAACAAGTTTATTTCTTTTTCGTTATCGTCTATTCTAGCACCAATAACATAATTAAATTCTTCACTCACTATTCTTCATCTCCATATTTAGCAATTGTTGCTTTTGCTGCTGCAACTGCACCAAGATCATTGAGGTTAGGTATTAAGCCTGATTTCATTCTATCTAGTTGTTCAGAATATTCTTCGTCTGTAACTCTTCCCATACCTGGAAAAAATACGGCTTCTCCGTCTGGTTCTCCGTAATAGGCTGCTGCTTTTTTTATTTCGGCTAATGCAGCAATATCGTGTTTCATGGCTGGTATATTTAAAATATTACCACTTCCGTCAGTAAACCATTTACCATTGGCTCTTTTCCAAACATAAACACCCCAGTCATAGTTTTTATCAAGAAATGTTATTTTAGAATCGCCAATCTGGCCTTTCATGCGAGGTTTACTTTTTTTATTTGGATTTTGATTATTCATAACCATCAGTATACCATATTATGTTGGATTGAGGATATATTGTTGCCAAGAAGAACCAATATATATAGGATTGTCATAACTTTTCGTCAACAACTGTCTTTCTCCATCATTTCCAACAATAATTTTGTTAGTTCCCATATAAGTTCTGTAAATATTTGAAGAAGTGTCTCCAAAGTCTGAAGAAGATGTTTTAATCAGTACCCCAAACCACAAATATCCTTGATTCCAAAAATCCCAGTCAAATTCAAATGGATCTTCTGACCCAAGTACATATTGTTGTTTTACTTCATCCCAAATTCTAGTAATGGAAGATTGTTTTTGCTGTAAGCCAGTTAATTTATAATATGATATATGGTTATAAATTAACGGACCATTTAGGTTTATGGATCCAGTAAAGGAATTAAATGTTAGGGCGTTTGCAAAAGATATGCTTAAAAAATACCAGTTTTTATTATCAATTACAGGATTGGCTACCAGAACACCATTCAAATAATAAGATATTCCGTTTTGCAATTGACCAGTTTTTGAATCTATTGCGTATATTTTTGCTCTTTGTCCAGAATTACCATTTGCAACTATATAAAAAATAATAGATGAATTAATTGTATTTACTTGAAATATTTGAGTTGGAGTGTAAGTAAAATTATTGGTATCACTTTTAATTGCAATCTGAATAGTAGATAGAGAAAATTTAGCATCTTTGTTTTCATTTATTGGCATACTAATACCTCTATTTTGATAAGAGTTAAAATCTCCCTTTAACTTTATTCCAGAATACCTGGTTAAATGTAGGTATGGGTTAGATTTTTTATAAATGCTAATTGGATTTTTACCAGTATAATCATCATATATTCCATTTTTAATATATGGGTATAGTTTGCTACCAGACTTTGTATTAATAGGTGTAGAGGAGTTTTGATTTAAAGATCTAGATGATAATTCTAGATTTTTAATTTTTATCTTTCTATTAACAGTTGACTTTACATTAAAACTTAGATGTACCGATATAGCCAAGTCTTCAAAACCTACAGATGATGGTGGATATATAATAGTATCATTTTCTACTAAAAATATTGTGTTTTGCCAATCCGAGTAATTGTCAAGATTTAATATTCCACTTTTTAATGCTGGTGCAACTGTTGTAAAAGATTCAAATTTTTTATTTATTCCTGTATTTATAAACTGAAAAGATACATATGATTTTACTAATGAGTTTATGGAGTCATACTCATAACTTAAATCTGACCTGTTATACCTTAAGTCATCATAATTATTATATCCTGTAAAAAGAGAGTTATCTAAAACTTCGTATGTTTGCTGTATAGGGAGTGCAAAAGCATTTGCTAATGCTCCATATTTCCATCCATCAGCATCTTCAACTACTTTGAAAATAGATGGTGAGGGAAAATTAATATTATATTGAATATAATCTAGACTATACTTTTTTTTGCCAAAAGGGTCTACTGTGTATTTTGCAAAATATTTTAATGGAATATAGTCTTCCCAGTATCCAGAAATACCTATGTCTAAATAATATTTGTTATACTTAATTGTTGGACTTAAGGTATAACTTGCTAAATCATATAACATATGATCATGAATATTACCATTATCTTCAAGTATTCCATTGTTTTCAAAATGCATAGCAAATAATTTATGATTATTTTTTGTTGAGAATCCAAATCTATACATTTTTCCATTAAAACACGAATTATTGTTGTCATTATTTAAAAGTATTAATTTTAAAGCATTTTTATTTCCAAAAAAAGTAGCAATATTTTTTCCAAATTTTGAAGTTATTTTTTCTAGGTCAACACCAATCTCTAAGTATTGATCTACTACATATTGAGATTGATGTAAAGTTGTTTCCGTTCCAGACACATTAATTTTATAAAATATATCTCCAGTATCTGTTGTATATATTTTAAAAAAATCTGAGTTATTT